TCATTATTGCTTTATCTGTATGTATACCCCTATAGACACTAAACGAGTGAATGCGGGTTACAGGTGCATCTTGTATCTGTAACGGCGGGAAGTGGGGAAGGGTGGAAGGATAACCGGAGAGAGTAGGCATAGAGTAAGCACCCGGATAGTGACACGGCATAGAATACACATAGAGTAAGCCCATAGAGTAACCATAGAGAGAGACTACATAGAGTAAGCATAGAGACACGCCATAGGATAACCCATAGATAACCCGGTTAAAGAAAGATTGAAATAAGTGTTGACATAGCCGGACAGATACCCTAGTATTAGCAACGTCAACGAGACAACCGGATAACACCGACTCTCTGAGATACCCGCCTCAACCGGGTTAAGTAGACAGCCTGATAAGTCATACGAACAACAGGCAGTTGACACTAGATGTAAATAGCAGTACAGTAACAACGCTCTTTAACAACCCGGATAGCTTATCAGCGTTGCTGACTAACTTATGAATAAATCAGGTTACTGGATACCCGAGGTAAGAGGTAGATACGTAGCATGGATATACATAACGAGGAATAGCAATGTTAAACAAGGTAAAGCAATCAAAGCTCAAAGCAGAATCCCGCAAGCCAGTAGTAAAGACGGCAGCGGAGAAGATAGCGGAGTTAAGAGAATACAAGCGGCGCGGTACACGCAACGCTACAAAAGAGGCACGCCGCCTTAAGTTAGGTGACCTGGCTTACAGTAAACCGAGCGACCATGAAACCGGGTTTAACTACGGTACAGACGCAAGGAAACAACGTAAGCAGGACAAGCCAGCGGCGAACAAGGTTAAGAAAGAATCCGGCTTCCGCCCTCAAACTGCAACGTGGGGAAGTAAGACGGATGCAACAATCAATAGTTATTTCCGCAATAAGCGCGGAGATAACATGCCAAAGAATAAATGATTGACAGGAGGCGGCAGCGCTGATAAGCTATCCGGGAATTGTTAGCCAGTGACCGTAACCCGCACTCGCAAATGGTTAAGAGTCACTAAGCTGACAAAGTAGTTGACAAGCTGAATACAGTTTGATAGACTACTCAACAATAAGAACTGGAAACCGACCTGATTCGGGAGTGATGCGGTAACGTGTCACGGTGAGGAAAGCGGCACTCACTCTACGGGAATAAAGCCGACGCGCCGAGCTAGGTGGTAGGTGCAATAAAATCCACCGATAATAGTGTGTAGCGAGCATTACCGTCTTATGGTTCACGCCCACGGTAGGAGTCGCGGCAAAGGTTCTCTTAACCAATCTGTATAGGGTTAATGTCCGATGCCACCTAACAAGGTTAATCATGACGCGGAGTAGTAACTCCACTGAAGCTGGCTGCGGTTAGCTTCACCGGATGCGTGAAAGCGGATTGATTACCTGTTAGGTTAAGCTAAGTATCATTACTAATGATGGTACTGAGTTTAACTTAACTGAGGATACGACAATGACTAAAGCTACTGAAACCAAAGCAACTAACACCACCACTAACGATGTTCTCCCGGCTTACAAAGAGTACGCTAACCTCGCGGCTCTCAAGAAGGACATGGATAAGGTGCTGAAAGATTCCCGCACCTTGCAGGCTGCGATTCAGGTGGTAGCATGGGGATGCCTGCGTCACGCTGTAGAGCACAAGGATTGGACGGTGGCGAACACTCTGATTAACAAGTTCGTCAAAGAGCTGGGCGACGGTGTGCGCAAGGTGGCGCTCGTCGAGTGGTTCAAGCTGGCTGGCCTGACTGTTAACGAGAAGGGTGATGGTTTCAGTGGCTGGGCAGGTGCGGAGTACATCATTGAGAACGCCGACGCCCTCAAGAAGACGATGTGGTGGAAGCAGAAGCCTGTTAACCCGTTCAAAGGCTTCGACCTGAACGATGAGATTAAGCGTCTGATTGAGAAGGCTGAGAAGCAAGCTGCCGCTAAGCTGGAAGCGGAGCAAGGCACGGCTAAGAAGGATGCTAAGGTAGCGACCAAAGAGGACGCTGCTAAGATTAACATTGACAATGAGCTGCTGACTAAGCTGCGCTCTCTGGTAGGTGCATAATGCCGATAGTACACAAAGCAGTACGCCGCATTCGTGCGGTGTATGTCGCTCCTGTAATGGGCCTATATCATGTGGGCTGGGGACACCATAAGCTTAAGCCTACTGGTGCGCATCGTGTGGTTGAGAAGGTCTGGGAGGTAAGCGGCGATTGTGTTAAGCTTACCCTTGAAATGTACGGGGAGGACGGCGATAAGTATCGCATCACTCCTTACATTATTGGTAAAGATGTGCGAAGTATTGACATTGAACCGCACAACATGATAACCATTGAGGTTACTAATCTGTAGTTAACAGGCCGATGGGTTGCCTGCACTCGCAGCCCATTATCATGTTTACTAACTGAATGAGGATGTAATTATGTATCAGGTATTCTTATCTGCGTTTCGTGCTGACCGTGACATTGATACTAACACGATGTTATCTTGTGAGCTGGCAACTATCCTTGTCCAGCAGGGTTACACGCCGGAAGTCTGCATTGGATTCTATCCTGAGAACGGCGGGCAAACCGTGACGTTTGAACAATCGTACAGCGTCCGCGTCCAGACGTGGGATGAGGTTGTCAAGCTGGCCGCGATGGTAGGCGGGGCATATCAGCAAGAATGCGTGCTGGCTGTGAACGTTGTAGCGCGTATGGCTGCAAGCTACGTGTACCTGGACGGCAAAGAGGAGCCGCAAGGTTATTTCCGTAGCCGCACGGATGTACCGGATGGCGCACGTAGTCAGTGGCGCGGTAGCTGGTGGGTTATCTCGGAGGAGGCTTAATCATGGGATTGTTAGACGGTACAGCATGGGAGAAAGAGCATGGCACGGCAGCTACTCGCGGTCATTGTGCTGGTAACGGCGGCCTGCGTGGTCATAGCGTGGGTGAGCTGTTTCCCTGTGTGATTTATCAGAAGGGTATTCCAGGCGCGATTACGTGGTGGGTACGCCAGCCTAACGGCGTTGATGCAGGCCCACACCTAACCTACGACGATGCAGCGGCGTCGGCGCATAGCTTCAACACTGGCGGGGATGATTGGCAGGTTATCGGGGTGTACCTGAAGAAGGTGCGCCTTAACGAGGACAAGGATACAGGCGAGACTAACGCTGAATCCTTCACCATGTATGAGGAGATTCCCTTCGATTGTTACGGGCTGTATTGCTGGGACGTTGAAGGGCATGAGTATCACCTCTCTGATTATGACCGCTATGCGGCGGCGCAGAACGCCTACGCTACAGCGCGTAGCCTGCTGCCTGTAGGCTCAACGACAACATACCGGACACTGCTGAGGGCGCTCAATGCTTAAACGTATTCACTTCTGGGCGACGGTGCTCGGCGGCGATGTAGAGCGCGTGTACCAGTTAGGCATAGGGCCGTGTGGTAAAGAGGTGGTTCACCTGGCCTGTGTGGAGGAGTTCGGTTGGTTGCATATCAGCCAGACTCACAAAGACAATACCCGGAAGGAGTTCTCCTATCCGGCGCACATGATTAAATCAAAAGTAACGAAGGAGTTTCACTGATGAAAGCTGCTGTATTAATCTGGTTGTTAGGTCTGGCGATGTGGTTCACGGCTATCGTACAGGATGCCATTCACTCTAAACTGGTGTGGGTGCTGGTTGATATTCTGGTTAGCCCGATAGGTGTAGTGCGCGGCTTACTGATGTGGTTTGGTGTGGTGTAGTGAGCAGGCCGAAGCGTTGCACTCGCAGCGCTTTATCATGTTTACTAACTGATTATAGGTATTGACAAATGAATCCGATTGTTTATTCAACTGACCCGGCATTACAGCCATCTAAACCATCCTACGAACATCGCCAGTCGATGAAAGAATGGATGAACGAAGTCCGTGTATCGCCCCGTAAGAATCGCGATGCACAGAACGCATTGAATTGCGAGTACCGCCGCCGCGCCGCTGCGGTGGGCTTGTCGTTCGATGAATATCTCAAACGCTTTAACATAAAACTGAAATGAGGATTGACACGATGAACAAGACCCTTAATGATTTCCCGATTGGCTGCAAAGTTCGTATCACCAAAACTATCCCGGTTCCGGTTGGCGGTATTGCCTGGGGTATGATGCCTTCTTGCCTGAATGTTAAAGGCGCTGAGTTTATTGTAACCGGGCATAAGTTCGCTGCGGATGTTATCTTGGATAACCTGACGCGGTGGAGCGTGAGCATTGAACGCCTTGAGCGCGTGGATGCTCTGGATATGGATGAGCCGTACATCTTCACAGGCGCAGTCGATGCACCGCAGGGTATGGTGCTGGAGATTGTAGAGAACGGGCGCACGCCGAAGAATGCTATCTTCCACTATATCCTGCCGCTGTTCGGTGACCTGTACGGATTCGATGCGGAGTCTCGCAAGTGGCGTCGTGTCGCTGACGATGAGCGTGATGGCACCTGGCTAACCAACATCCCGAACGGTGAAGAATGGGCGTTTAATTCCCACTACCGCGAAGCATTCACCTACCCATCCCTGCCGCCGTTGCTGGCTGCTGGTGTTAAACGAGCAATTGAGGAACAAGCATGATTAAGCGTATGCACGTAATCGTAATCCCGACCATTAACATTCATGATGTGCGCCGGGTAGTTCAGCGTGAACATTTCGACTTCCAGCCTGCGGCGGTACGTCGGGAGCATGAGTCGGCACAGCCTGTACTGGTGGTGACGGCTCGCGACTTCCACGATGTAGGCGTGCTGCTGGATAAGGCAGGCACCTTGATTAAGCCTGTGGTTTATCTGGTTGACGGTAAGAACGCGGCATTCAAGTACGACCAGCGCAGCCGTGAGCTGGAATCGCTGGGCTACCTGATGCAGAATCCAACGTGGAAATCTGAGCCGAGCGATGGCTGGTCTGTACTGACTGTACAGGGTAACGACTTCAAAATCTTCGGGGTACAATGATGGCTAATAAAGACACGGCATTACAGGCGGCAAAGATTCGCATCACTAAGCTGGAGCGTATCCTTGATGATACCGAGCTGAAGCTGGCGCAGGAAACGAAGTACACCACGGAGCTGATGCGGGCTTACAAGCAGGTACGCAGCGACGAGCTGGCCGCTACCCGCAGCGCTAACGAGTGGCGGCGGGAGGCTCTCAAGTTCCGCCATAAGGCTGAGCAATCACGTTTAATCGCTGTCACGCTGGGCTTATGCCTGCTGATGGCTATCGGTTCAATCTGCGCAGGAGCATTCGCATGAGTACAGGCACCAGCTTAGTTCATCCACACACCGCTAAACTTCCACCAGACCAACAGGCTAAAGGCGTGTATCAGTACACGCCGCCGGAGGTGCTGGCGTACCAGCGGGGCGAGCAGTTAAGCGAGCAGGATTTAGCATTCGTCAAGCGCTACTACGGAGGCACCTTGCCGTCGATACCGGGCGCGGTGGGCGTGGCTGAGAACGTCGCACTCGCAGAACAATCGGCAGCGCCCCGGCGCAAGCTGGTTAAGAAGGGTAGCGGCGGGGCGGCCTCCGCCAGCGTATACGACGCTATCACGCTGCTGGTTAATACATTGGGCGATAACGATAAAGAGCTTCTCCTGATGCGACTGGCTAACGATTTGGGCTATGAGGTGTAACTATGTGGGATATCTTCTGCCGCTTCATCGACTTACTTTGGGTGCTCGTAGTATGCTACGCAGTAATCAATCATGATAAACGTCTCAACAAACTGGAGAATAAATAATGGCTATCACTCTGAAACTTGATGCAGTTCTGTCCGGCACCATCACCCTGTCTACCGAGTCGGTGAAGGAGTTCGCCCCGGCTATCCGCGATGCAGCGGAGAACGGCTACCTGTCCGACTTCGGTACTTACCTGCTGAGCCTGCTGGACAAGGGCGAGGAGGAGGAAGCCATCAAGACCCTGCTGAAGCACAGCCTGCGCATGGGCCTGAAGGATTTCCAGGAGCAGTTCCAAGCCGAGGTGCTGTCTGACGTGCAGGGCAACTACAAGTTCGCCCCGGCTGTAGTCCGCCTGACCCGCCCACTGAACACCCTGAAAGCTGCTAACGAGGAGTGATGCCGATGAACACGATTAAATTCCTGACTAACCTGCTGGTTAAAGCGTACCAGAAAGAAGCTGCCCGTGTGCAGGCTGAGGCCGACAAGCTGGCACAGGCGCAAGCCGCCGAAGCACTGAACGCTGTAGAGCTGGCGAAGGCTGCCGAGGTAGCCCGCGAGCAATCCGTAGAGCTGGGCCGTCAGAAGACCGCCGCAGCCGACCGCGCCGCTGGCATTGCTGCCCGTGGCAAACAAGTTGAAGCCTTCTTCCTGGGAGAGTAAGCGAATGGAAATCATCAAAGTAGAAATCATCTTCAAGCACACGCTGGCTGATAAAGTCAAGAACCTGTTCCGCCCGAAGGCCAAGCGCTTCCCGGCAGTCGCAACCTTCACCGGGTTCGATGCGGCCAGCCATAGCACGCAGGGTGTTCGTGTTCGCTGGGGTGTGAACGCCTACCACTACCCGTGGAACCAGATTGCCCGCGTCAAGTTTACCTACAAAGACGAGTAACCAGCTACAGCGTCCTGCGGGGCGCTGTGTCAGGTTTATTCCTATGAGGTAATGGTAATGCGTGATTACATTGAAGAACGTCTCTGGTTGCCGCAGGCGCGGCTTCTGCCCGTAGGGTGTGACGATAAGATAGTTCACCGGGGATGCGGCGACAGGCCGAGCTTATTCATCAAGAACGATGAGGATAAGTTCTGGTGCTACTGCCACCGCTGCCAACTCGGTGGATACAAAGAGAAGACATTGCAGCGTGTCAAGCAGAAGCTGGCACCGAAGACAGGATGGGTGCCTGAAGATATTATTCCGTTGCTTCAGGCGGTGATTGAGGAACCGTATAACTTCCGGGATATCTTTGCCCGGTATGGGATTAGCCGATATGTTTCACTTCTTAGGTTTGCGAGAGATACGAAACGGATTTATCTACCTGATGAATCTGGTTCGCTCATGGGTTTGGACGCTACTGGACAAGCGATTGCCCGATTCTATTCACCCCATAAGCGTAATCTGGCGACTAGCTATGGTAACGGTTCTGGTAACGTGCTTGTTACTGGAGCTATTGAGGATTACCTTAGCCGCGTATCTCGGAATGCCCCAGCCATTCTGGTGATGAACCGGGCGGCGGAGAAGGCTGCACTCGCAGAACTATCCGCACATCCTGACCTGAATGTAATAACGGGCAGGTTCTTGAAAGACAGGTTCCAGCGTGACCTGAAGATGTTTAAGGAGTAATAATGCTTGACAAACTGTTAGTTGCAACACTGGCTGACCGCACACGATACAAGGCGCTTGCTAAGCAGGTGCCGCTTGGTGAGCTGGGGACGTCAACTGAGTGGCTTATCCGTGCGTTCGGTACATTCTTCGACCGTAACCCGGAGGCGAAGCAGGTTGACTATGATGTGCTGCGAACGATGGCACGTCTGAAGCTGGAGAATCAGGAGTCGGCCCCGGTGCTGACGCTGATTGATAAGGCAGCGGCAATCAAGGTAACCCCGGAGCAGATTAACAACACGTCGCTGATGTTGATGGAGCAGGGTTACGCTGGCCGCCTGGCGGCGCTGGTGAATCGGTATCAGGAAGGTGATGAGATTGACCTGAGCCACGAAGCGTACAAAGAAACGATGGCGATGCGTAAGCAGATTGGCGCGTCGGCGGAAACGATGTTTGAGGAGCCGGACATTCATGAAATACTTGCTGAGCAGGCTCGCGACGAAGGCCTTAAATTCAGACAGACTTGTTTGCAGGAGTCGATTAAAGGTCTTATGCCTCCGCTGTCTCTTGCTTTCTGTGCTGGAGTGGACGCAGGCAAAACGTCATTCCTGTGCGACGCCCTTACCTACTTTGCGCCGCAAGCCGAGAAGCTGTGGCCGGGCCGCCCAATCCTCTGGTTCAGTAACGAAGGCGTCGTCCGTGAAATCTGGCCTCGTCTCTACTCCGCTGCCCTCGGCATGGACGGGAAGAAGCTGGCTCACATGCCCGCCCGAAACCTCTACGATAAATACGAGGAAGCGGTAGGCGGTAACCGCCACAAGATTAAGCTGAAGGATGCGCATGGCTGGACACTGGCACAGGTTGCCGGGGTGGTCGAGGAGCTGAATCCAATCATCGTCGTGTTCGATATGCTGGCAAACTTCAAGCTGCCGGGTGTCGAGAAGAAGCACGAGAAGATGGAGGCGCTATTCCAGGAAGTGCGCGAGATGGCAGCGATGCACGACTTCATTGCATTCAGTACGGTTCAGTTATCTGCCGAGGGTTATGATATGCTGTACCCGCCAGGCACCGCGCTGAAGGATACGAAGATTGGTGTGCAGGGTGCGCTGGATATCCAGATTAATATGGGCCGCTTGAATGACCCGGCGTATGAATCCATTCGTGGTTTCAGTCTGCCGAAGAACAAGCGTAAGATGGTCGGCAAGCCTGCGAGCTTGAAGGCTGAGGTTATATTCCAACCGGACATTGCGAGGTTCACAGATAACTGATATGGATATGAAGAACGTAATTGATATTCTCCGGGAGCATAACCCGGAGTTAAAGCTGCGGGTAGGTGAGTTGATGCAGGATATCGCTGAGCAGATGTGTGGTAGCGTAAACTGTGTGGGTATCCACTGCGACGACTGCCCGTTCCAGCGGCAGAATGACCCAGATGATGCAGTGGCTGTTATGGGTTCAATGATTGAGGAAATGTACTGATGGCTAAGCTGACTGTGATGAAGGGTACAAAGTACGACCGCAAGCGCTTGCTGCAATGGCTGGAGGAGGACGGCGCGGTAGTCGTCCAGACCAAGCGCGATGAGATTCGCTGCAAGGTTAACATCGACGACGACAACGTGGTCACCTACACCAGCGCCCAGGGCAAGCCGCTCTATAACCTGAGCTGCTTTGATGCGATGTGGGTTCATGTGGCCACGTCCTCCGGCATCTACGAGTTCGACACCGGGGTGTGCGTCAACGAGTCATTCGACCTGACGAAGCGCACGGTGCGGGCCAGCAAGAAGCAGTACGACCTGACTGGTAACAGCATCCACACCATTGAGGATAAGAAGAAGGGCTACTACTTCAGCGGCACGCTGGAGGCTCGCTTCTATCTGTACGACCTGCCGACTGCGAAGGCACCCTACGAGAACCGCCGCATTGTTATGTGCGAGCTGGCCTCTCTGTTCCCTGAGCTGTACGTGCCGGAAACCTACATCGCCACCAGCGAATATGATGTTGACGAATACTACCGCCATATGGTAGAAGCTGGTCACGAAGGCACGATGATTAAGCGTGTCGATTATGATTATGTGTACGGTCGTACCGTATGCTGGATGAAGATGAAACCGGAGGAAGAACGGGATGGCGAAGTCATTGGGTACGTTGAAGGTCAAGGCAAGTACGAAGGCCTTATCGGGAGCGTCAAAGTCCGTTTCGTTGATGGTTCCACTACAGCAATTAGCGGCATGTCAGATGGGCTTCGAGCTGACATTAGCGAACGCCGTGAAGAATACATTGGACGCATTGTTGAAGTCCGGTTCATGCAACGAGACAGTGACGGTGGCTATCGCCATCCCCGCTTCTACCGTTGGCACCCTGACAAAGATACTCTCGAAGGTAGCGAGTAATGAGGTGGCTGAATGAAGGCGCTGATACACGACGTCGAGACAGAAACAAATCCGTGGTACGGTCAGTTAGCATCGCCGTACTGTCCTGATAACTACGTGGTTGAGGACGCCTGGGAGACGGTAACCCTGGGTAGTCCGATTGAGGTAAGCGAGCGTACTGACAGGCGCTATAACTCTCTGGAGGAGTGGAAGGGTAACTGGTCGGTTGACTTCAGCGGCATTGATATCTACGTGGCTCATAACGCAGCATACGAAATGAGCTGGCTACTGGAGCATGACTATGCGAATTTCATGGCGTTCCTCAAACGAGGCGGTCGCGTGTACTGTACTGCCTATGCGCACTATCTACTGTCTAACATGCAGGATACGTACCCGGCTCTCAATGACGTTGCTCCTATCTACGGCGGTACACCGAAGGTTGATGCTGTTAAAGCCCTCTGGGAAGCGGGCGTCAAGACTTCCGATATCGACCCTGCGTTGTTATCGGAATACCTCGCCGGGCCTAACGGTGATATCGCTAATACCACTAAGGTATTCCTCGGCACCTGGTCGGAGTTAGTTCGCCGGAACATGCTGAAGATGGCGCTGGTTCGTATGGACGGACTGCTGTTCTCTGCCGTCTGTATGCACCACGGCTTGAAGGTTGACATGGATGTAGCGGAGCGTGACCGCCAGCGTAACGAGCGGTTGCTGGAGAAGCTGCACTCGCAGGTGTTTGAGTACCTTCCGAAGGATATGCCACCGGAGGCACGCGAACAATTCACGGGTACACGCTTCCAGCTATCGGCGTTTATCTTTGGCGGCCCGATGAAGTACAAGGCGCAGGTGCCGCGTACCGACGCCGAGGGCAACCTGATTTACAAGAAGGCGGAAGGGCCGTACTTCAAGAGCATCAAAGGAGCGCTGCCAGAAAGCCGCTGCGTGTACGATGAGGAAGCAGGTGGCCTTTGGTATTGCCCGGAGCTGAAAGAGCACCAGGCGCGTTACACGGCGGGTAAGAACAAGGGTCTGCCGAAGTTCGATAAGTATGTGACCGATGAGGTCGATACGAAGATTGGGGAATTAACCTATGAATTTCCGTCGTTGCTCCCGCGTGAAGTCCAGGCGAAACTTGCCACGGCTATTGAGGACGAGTGGACAGGCTCGCAAACCCTGGCTGACGGCTCTCCCGTCATATCAACAAGCGGGGACGTTCTGGACGTGCTGGCAGCGCATGATGTTGGTGTCGCTAAGGTACTGAAAGATATAGGGAAGATTGATAAAGACCTCGGCGCATTCTACATTAAGCGCACGTTCAATAAGGACGGCTCGCTGAAGAAAGAAGGCGGGATGCTTCAGTATGTGCAGCCGGACGGATTTATCCACCATACCCTGCTTCACTTCTCCACCGTGACGGCGCGACTGTCTTCACAGAAGCCGAACCTCCAGCAGTTACCGCGAGCGGAGGAAGCACAAAGTGAGGACGAGTTCAAGTCCACGGTTAAGGAAATGTTCGTGTCTCGCTTCGGTGAAGACGGCGGCATCCTCCAGGAGGACTACAGCGCACTGGAGACGGTGGGCTTGCAGGTACTGACCGGAGACGTTAACCTGAAGGAAGCGCTTCTCAAAGGGCTTGACATGCACTCTATGCGACTGGCTGCGATGGAGAACCAGACGTATGAGTATGTGGTTGCCCGCACGAAGAACGAGGAGCACCCAGAGCATGGTAAGTGGCACGTAATGCGTACCGACGTTAAGCCAGTTGCATTCCAGTATCAGTATGGTGCGACGGCTTACGGTATGGCGATGAGCACTGGTAAGAGCCAGGAGTTCTGTCAGGCGTTCATTGATGCGGAGCGTGCGGCATTCCCAGGCGTTGAGGAGTGGTACGATAACGTGGTGTTCCCGACCGTTGAAGCGACGGCAGCAGCGAATAAGCCGCAGCGCGTACAGCTTGAGGATGGGCGTTACGTTATGTTTGGCTGGGGTACATTCACCAGTCACGACGGCACAACGTATCAGTTCCGCCAGGTCAGTAAGAAGCGCTGGAACCCCGTGACTAAACGCCGCGAGGAAGTCAAGGAGTTCTCTGTACCGCAGATGCGTAACTATCCGATTCAGGGTAGCTCTGGTTTCTTCGTGCAGTTAGCGTGCGGTATGCTGATTCGTCACTTTATTGCCAACGACTTCTACGGCGGTAAGTGCCTGCCGATTAACACGGTTCACGATGCGTGTTACTTCGACTGTCACAAAGACGTAGTGCGCCGGGCAGCTATGGAGGTAGAGGCGATTATGTCCAGCATACCGGAAGTCCTAAACGCATTCTGGCCAGCGTATAACTGTGAGGTTCCATTCCCGGTGGCGGGCGGCTTCGGTAAGAACATGGCCGAGGAGCATCCAGTATTCAAGAAGGATGAGAAAGAGCAGTACATCGCAGAACGTACAGAATTTAAGCGTGCGTTCCTGGCGAGTAAGGGCATCGACTTGATGTTCCCTTGATTGTATACCCCTATATACACCCTGAGTAAATTAACTAGGAGTTAACTATATGACTACTATGAAAGAACGTTTAGCAGCCCGTGCAGCAGCCGCAGCAGAACGCCAGGGTTCAATGAATGAAGTTGAGAAGGGCGGTGAAGGTAAGAAGTTCAAGACCGCGCCGGAAGGTAAGCACAAAGCTCGCCTGGCAGGTTACATCGAAATCGGTAAGCATGAGAACCGATTCGACCCGTCCAAAGACCCGGCAGATAAATTCATCCTGCGATTCGCACTGTTCGGTAAGGACTGCCAGGAGGAGGATGGTTCTCCGATTACCATCGACAGCCGTGAGATTACTATCAGCCGCTTTGAGCGTGCTAATGCTGTTAAGCTGTTCCGCCAGATGTGCCCGAAGCGCGATGCCGACCACTTCATGGAGCTGATTGACCGCGTGTTCTGGGTTGAGGTTACCCACAACAAGCAGACCAAAGGCGATAAGGAAGTGGTGTACGCCAACATCAAGCAAGAGTCAATCGTGCCAGGTGTACGTGAGATTCTGGACGACGACGATAACATTATCGGCTACAAGGACATTGCCTGTGACCCGCTGCCGGAGAAGATGTTCCAGATCTTTGAGTGGGCTAACCCGACGATTGAAGACTTCAAACCTCTGAAGCCGTGGGATAAGGACAAGATTCGCAAGGCGGTTAACTTCCCTGGCTCTCACGTAGAGCAGGTGGTTGGTAAGGGTGACGATAAGCCTGCCAACACTAACGACGGTGCAGCGACGAATGCGCCGGAAGGTGACGACGAGCCTCAACAGACTGTGGATACTCCGAAGGATATCCCGGTTGAAGGCGCTGACCTGCCGATGCTGTAATGGGAGTTCCGGCAAGATTGCGGGAGAGAATCGCCAAAGTCTCTCCGCAGTTCCACCGGACGGAGGAGGCATCTACCCTTGAGGTGGATGCTGATTCCCTCATCTACAAGGTGGCGGCGACAACGAAGAACCTGGAGACGGCCAAGCGGCGGTTAGTCTCCGAGGCTCTCACCCTTCACTTCCTGGCGGACACGCAGATTAGCCGCCTTCACTTAACGCCTAAGCACTGCCGCAAAGCTGGGCGATTCAACGTACAAGCTGTGAAGCCGTATCAGGGTAACCGCACAGCAGGTAAGAAGCCGGAGCTGGTTGAGCCGCTGCGGTACGTCGTAGGTCGTGAGCAGTTGAAGCTGCCACCTGAAATCCAGATTATCTTCAACGACGTATACGAGGCTGACGACTCCGTGGTGATGGCCTGCCACGCTGACCCGAAGGCTATTTATTACTCCGAGGATAAAGACCTTGACTGTTTGAGGAATCGTAAATTATGTCAACACGAAATGAGAGTGCTGCCGGAGGTTCATGGCCTGGGCTGGTTGGCGCTAAAAGAGCTGTCCCGCTCGAAGAAAGTGGTTGGGCGCGGCCCCGTGTTCTTCTGGGCGCAGATGCTGATGGGGGACACGGCGGACAACATCAAGGGGATAACGAAGGCGAACGGGACGCTGTGTGGGGCATCGAAGACCTACGCATTACTGCAACAGTTCCTGAATGCGACGGACGACTCATTAGCCCCAGCGAGTTGTTTAGCGACCTGTACTGAGCAGGATATAGCCCGATATGTCCTGGGCTTGTATAAGGACAATGAGCAGAACCCCTGGCCGGAGGCCTGGCTGTTATGGCTGTACCGGGCTGAGGGTTATCACTTCCACCGACACATGCAGGAGCTGGGCTTGCTGGATAACAGCGAGTTAGGCACCTGGCTTAAACAACAACTGGCACTACCCTGGTTCATTAAAGAGGATAAATAATGCGCAACGTAATCGACGTAAACGAGTTCACCCGTGCTTTCCACGCTGCCGAGCTGGGCGATATGGTTCAACGCGGCCTGTTCAAGCAGGTCGGTCAAATCCGCACTGAATACTTCACCATGAACGGCGTAGCCCGCCAGGTAATCAAGCGTGAGAATCAGGCGGTAATCCACGACCTGCACTTGCAGAAGTATTATGCCGTAGAGCAGTACAGGGGTATCGCCATCCGTGCAGAAATTCGTGACGAGGAAATGCTGGCGGCAATCATCGAAATGGTGCCGACGCTCGAAGAAGGCGAAGGCTTTGTATACGACCAGTCAATTGAGCTGAAGGCTGAAGAAATTGATGAGTCGCTGGTGCGTGCGCCGGAGGGTGTCGAAGTTAACGACGGCACCGAAGACCTGAATGCGTAAGTTAACCCGGAGCCAGGCCGCAACCCTGGCCGCTAAGATGGTGCGGGAGTCTACGGGCTGCCCGCTCTGCCAGCGAACCTGGGCGGAGGTACAGAAGGATGCAGAAGACAAGGCTGCTGCTAAAGGCAAGAAGCTACGGCAGGCACCGTATGTGCTCGACCACGACCATAACTCAGGGCGTTGCCGAGGCGTTCTCTGTCGCGGCTGCAACGGTGCTGAAGGAAAGGTTGCCAACGCTGTCTCAGCCTGGGGCAAGACGGGAAAGGAGTACGCCGCTATTCTTGGGTGGCTACAGCGCATGGTGGCGTATCTCCAGCAAGAACCTACGGAATATATCTACCCGACACACGTAATGGCTGACGAGAAGAAGAAGTCAGCAGGCCAGCTACGCCGCCAGGCAGCGCAAGCTAAAGTGCGAGCACGACGTAAACAAATTGCAGATAAACGAGGTAAGTAATGGCGAAGGTATCCCTAATCAATCTCTTTACCAAAGACCAGCATGTAGCGGTACTGAATAAGTTCAAGTCTAACGCCGATGCAGCCCTGGCTTACAATATCGCTCTGGCCTACGGGCTGGAAGCTGATAAGGTTGGTCAGGGTGACCTGGGAGAGTTCGGACATACCCTGGGCGAAACTGAGTCGGTGGTTAGCCGCCAGCTTGTACGCTACTGGCGCAACATCTTTATCACCCACGAAGGCAAGAAAGGAGCCACTAATGCAGGACTCAAAGAAGCACGCAAACTCATCCAACCATCGCCTACTGACGACATTGGTAACACTGAAGTTCCTGGGATGTGTCGCCGTATTCTTGTTGTTGGTGATTTGCACGCTCCTTACACGCACCCTGACGCCATAGACTTCCTGCGACACGTTCGCGACAGCTACGGCCCGGACATGGTTATCCAGGTGGGTGATGAGACGGACGGCCACGCTATCAGCTTCCATGACAGTGACCCGAACCTGGATAGCGCCGGGGTTGAATTAGAGAAGGCTAAGGCCGTACTGGAGAAAGTTCATGAGCTGTTCCCGAATCTACTTATCTGCGATTCCAACCACGGCAGTCTGGTATATCGCCGCGCTAAGGCTCACGGTCTGCCAGTACAGTTCATTAAGAAGTACCGCGACATTCTATTCCCTGAGCACGGCGCACCGAAATGGTCGTGGGCTGACGCCTGGGTACTTAATACGCCCCTCGGCCCTGTCCGCTTCCAGCACCAGGTCAGTGGTGACTTCATGCTCAACGCGAGTCATGAGCGAACAAGTCTTGTGCTCGGTCACGAACACGGACGGTTCGAAGTTCAGTATGCAGCAAGCTCTACGGCTCTTTACTTCGGAGCGTATGCAGGGTGTCTTATCGACAGAAAGAGTATGGCTTTTGCTTACGGCAAGCTGACCCGCAAGAAGCCTATCCTGGGTTGCATGGTAATCACCGATGGTTGCCCGCAGCTCGTACCGATGCTGATGAACGAGGAGGGACGCTGGGTTGGCCCGTAACAAGAAGAAGTGGCGGCAGTTCTTCTACAAGGATGGGACACCCCGTCGGTGTCCTCACTGCATATCGCCAGACCTGAAAGAGATTGTCCGCGACTCTATCGACGTGGGTGTCGGCGGCGGTGGCATCCCTTGCGAGATAGAGACTCGCTGCAATAAATGCAACTCCATGCTGGGCTATTGGGCCTACGGGAGTTATGACCCTTGTTTCCTGATGGAGTTTGTAGGTTATGATGAAGCTGGTGATTCTGGAGAGTCCGTATGCGGGTGCGGTACAGCAGAATGTCCACTATGCCCGCCTGTGCCTGGCGGACTGTCTGAAACGTGGTGAGGCACCAATTGCCAGCCATCTGTTATACACGCAGCCAAACGTGCTCAACGACGATATCCCGGAAGAACGTGCTCTGGGTATTGCCGCAGGGTTAGCGTGGCGCAGCGTGGCGGAGAAGGCCATATTCTACGTAGACCGTGGCTGGTCTTCCGGCATGACCGCAGCGCTGGAGCTGTATGAGCGTGAAGGTTTCCCATATGAATTTCGTAAACTGGAGGGTTATGTATGAGCGACGTTGGTAAAGGTCTGAAGTTTGATGGTGATAAGCCGCGTATGGATTTGCTGGTAGATGGCTGTCCTAACGCCCTGGAGAACGTAGCATCGGTGCTGACCTTCGGCGCTAAGAAGTATGAGGCGCATAGCTGGCAGCATGTACCGAGTGGTGAGACGCGGTATAAGGCGGCTCTGCTGCGACACCTGACGGCGTATGCGAAGGGTGAGGCGGTTGACCCGGAATCAGGCATGAGCCACCTGGCACACGTTGCCTGTAACGCACTGTTCATCCTGGAGCTGGAGACTCTGAATGCGTCCAAGTGAATGGTGCCTGAATAAGCTGGACAAAGCTCTGGCGGATTACGATATCAAGGCAGCTAAAGACTATCTTGATATGGCTAAGTTGTGGTTAAGTAGAGGACAATAATGGCAACGCTGGAACAACAACTGGAGTGGGAGCGCAAGCACCGCGAGTTAGGTCAGATTAAGATGGCCGCTCAATTAGAGGCGGCGAAGTCGGAAGGGCGCATCACAGATACTCCGTTGGGTTCTGGCGTCCTTCGCCGCTATCTGTTATGGCTGAGCCGTAAGATAGCGAAGGATATCACCACCGACGTTGATGAACCAGGCCGCAGTAAAGCGTACAGCCCTCTGCTGTACTCCCTGGACATGGATGCGGTAGCGCTGATTGCTATTACCGAAGCACTGAAATGGTGCGCAATGGAAGAACAGATACAGGCCACCTCCCTGGGATTCAGCCTGGGGAAGGCGCTGTACGGCGAGCTTGCATTGGCTACGTTCCGCGACATGAAAGCTGACTTGTATGAGGTGCTCACTGAAGACCTTCAGCGTAAGATGAGTAAAGACCTGCGCCACCGCATGACGATATTCCGTATGCAGGCACAGAAGAACGGCATCGAATTACCTGAATGGACGCCCTCACAGAAGCTTCAGGTGGGAATGTACTTAATCGGCCTCATGAGCACACCTAATGAGGACGGTATCGCGATATTGAACATGAGCTTACGTCAGGTAGGGCGTAAGACGAAGTACGTTGTAGAGCTGAATGAGAGCGTTCAGGACGTTATCTCCAGCATTGAGGGCGGCATGATTAGCCGCGCCGGGTTCGCTGCACCTTGCCTGATTCCGCCAGAAGACTGGACGGGTGAAGAAGGTGTGGGTGGATTCTACGGCGACCTGAAGATTCGCGCCGTGCGGTTCTTCAAAGGTACAGCCTATCAATGGGAGGTGATGAACCAGGAAGGGCACGACCCGCGAACTGTTCTGAGTATGCTGAATGCTCACCAGAAGGTAGCTTGGAAGATTAATCCTTTCATTCACGACTTATTGAAAGGTATGCGCTATCATGGTTACGGCATCAAGAAGAAGGTGGAGTTCAGCAGCGCACACGAACGGTTAAAACCTGAGCGTTTAGAGTGGCTGGATACTGTGAAAGAGGAGAACTTCACAGATAAGCAGCAGGCGGACTTCGAGAGCTGGAAGCGCAAGATGCGTGACTGGCACACGGAGGCCAAACGAATCAGCCGGGTAGAGCTTCGTTGTAATATGGCGATAAGCGCGGCTGAGGAAGTCAAGACCCTGGAGAGGTTTTATTATGTCTATCAGGTGGATTATCGCGGACGAATGTACCCCGTCTCCGGCGTTCTTAACCCTCAAGGGAGCGACGTCCAGAAGTCACTGCTTCACGCAGCAGACGGCTTGCCAATCGACACGCCGGAAGCGCTGTGGTGGTTCAAGATGGGAATCGCTTCTAAGTACGGCATCGACAAACTCGCGCCGGATGAGTGTGTCAAGTGGGTTGATGATAACCACCGAAATATCATCATGGCAGCGGAAGACCCGCTCAACCGCGACGCATTCGCCTGGTGGACAGATGCGGATAAACCCTTACAATTCATTGCTTTATGCGATGAGTATGCCCGTTACGTTAAAGACCCAGCCGGGTTCGTTAGCCGTATCGCTGTGGCTATGGACGGCACATGTAACGGCCTTCAGAACTACTCCGCTATGCTGCGTGACGAGGTTGGTGGCCGCGCGACGAACCTTATCAGCGCTGAATCAGGTATCCCGAACGACATTTATGGCGACGTGGCTAAGGCTGCATTCAAGCGTCTCGGTAAGGCGTCTCCGAGTCCTCTCCGCTCCGCGTGGTTGAACTTCGGGTTCGACCGCAGCCTGACGAAGAAATCGGTAATGACTCAGGTGTATGGCTCAACGTTTGGGACATGCAGAAAGTCAATCATTTCATACTGTTACGATAAAGGTATCTTTGAGGGTGAGGAGTACGAGCACTCTGATTATGCCGCGAAACTGGTGTGGGATGGTATCGGTGACGTTGTGGTTAAGGCGAAGGAAGCGATGGATTGGCTCCGCAAAGGCGCGGGTGCAATCATGAAGGAAGGGGCTGAGTACATCACATGGTTATCTCCTACGGGGTATCGTGTGGTGCAGGTGTACAATAAGATGGCCACAATGCGCGTGCAGGCGCACATAGGCCGTAAGGTATTCCTGAAGGTTCCGAACCCGGATAAGGCCGAAGGGCCGGATAAGATGCGCCACCGCAATGCGTTCCCGCCGAACTTCATTCACAGTGTTGATAGCGGGCATATGGCATTCGTTACGGTGCGCCTGGCGCGAGAGGTGCCGGGGTTATTCATGCACTTCATTCACGACGACTTCGGGGTACTGCCGAAACATGCGGCTCTGCTCTCGCAGGTGATTCGTGAGGAGTTCGTGAATATGCACAAGGGTTACAGTCTGGAGAACATCCGGGATGGGTATCCGTTCCTGAGTGAACCTCCGGCTAAAGGTAACCTTGATATAGAATGTGTATTAACATCAGTAAACTTCTTTAGATAACCAGTAGTTATTCTGTACAGCGTATATAGGGGTATACATACAGAATAACTTGAATCTATACCCCTATATACACTAAGCGGAGGAAAGATGAGCAAACCTGAACAGAAGGTAGAACTGGTACACAGATTAACCCCGGAAGCTTACAAGCAACTGGAGTCAATCTTGCCTAAACCAACTGTACCGGACGACGGCATCAGGGCCGCTTATAATCTCGGAATACAGTACGTGCTGCGTACACTGCGCGAGGGGTTCGTTACCGAATGATACCGATAGTCAAGTTTAGACAAGCCGGAGAAGCGGCAGCGGACACCGCAGCGATGGAAATCCTGACGGAGGAGAACTACTGGAACCCGGACGTAAGAGCCGCGTTTCCACACTTCCATCACTACATGGCAACTGTGCTGAGCTGCCTCGACGTTAAACGGTGTGAGGGTTACCTCTACACTGACGACGGCGAGTGCCTGGCTGCATGTGCCTTTGTGAAATCGTTAGATATCCATCACGGCGTGGTCGCCGCACCAATCACGGTAATAGTTAAGGCTGAATACCGTGGAGACATGACAGTGACGCGTGCTGTGTCCCGATTAACCAAACGTGTGGTTCAGACGATGGGCTGCAAACGGTATTACACTGTTAAGCACCTGGATGCTACCACACAAGTTCACAAACTGAGGAGTATCTGATGGGTGCAGTAAAGAAGGTCTTTAAAGGCGTAGGTAAGGTAGTCAGCAAGGGTATCGGTGCCATCACTGGTTCCAATGCGGCTAAGAAGGCGGCTGAGCAACAGGCTCGCCAGATGCAAGCCCAAACGCAGCAGCTCAAGGAGCAGGCGAAGAACGAGGCCGCTACCCAGGTAATGAATATTCAAGACCAGGGTGCGCAGGCGGCGGCAGCGCAGTCTATGCAGGAGTCGGCACTGGCGCGAGACGCAGCAGCGAAAGAGGCTGAGGAGAAGCGTCGTAAGGCCCAGGAGGGTAGCGGCGAGTCAGTTGACGTAGCAGTCGGCGGTAGCGCGGCGGCGAGCGATGAGGAAGCAACTCGTCGGAATAACGTTCGCGGCAGCTTCTTCAGCCGTGGCGGTGGTAGCTCTGGCCTGCGTCTGTAATCACTGGAGGTAAGATGCGCAATAACGAAACAGCCCAATCACGTTGGCAGAAGCTGGACGCTAAGCGAACAGGTATGCTGACCCGGTGCGAACGGTATGCCGCTCTTACCCTCCCCAGCGTTTGTCCTGAAGACGGGTACGACGAGGGTACTGACGAGTTAAGTCAGTCCCTCAACTCCATTGGTGCGCAGGCAGTTAACAGCCTTGTGAACAAGATGATGTTGGCGTGCTTTGCGCCATCCCGTCCGTTCATGAAGTTTGACCTGCCGCCGATGGAGAAGAACAAGATTCTTCAGGCTACGGGGATGGACGAGAACAAGTTCCGCGAGGAGTTATCCATTGCGGAGAAGGAGGCTATACGCTTCCTGGAGAGCACGGGCAGCCGACCAAAGCTGTACGACCTGTTCGCCCACTTAATCATCACAGGCAACGCCCTGAAGCTCACGGAGAACGATAAGATTCGCATCTTCGGTATCAAGAGCTTCGTTAGCCGCCGTAACGTAGAGGGCCAGGTGATTGAGCTTATCACGAAGGAGTGTATCCCGGTTGATGAGCTGCCTGAGAATCTGCAAGCATTTGCCGCATCCCTGAAACATGACTCCGACCAGGAGATAAGCTACTACCGCTGGTGGTGGTGGGATGGCAAGAAGTACATTGAGCGTCAATATCTGAATGACGTGTGGATTACTCTGAAGGAGTTCAACGGCCAGTACAAGCTGGAGGACATGCCTGCACAGCACCACACCTGGCGTCTGCCGGATAACCGCAACTACGGCATCGGCCACGTTGAGGATTATATCGGGGACTTCGAAGGTCTTGACCAGCTCACTGAGTCTGAGGTCAACGGCGCTATCCTGGCGTCGGAGTTTCGCTGGCTGGCTAACCCAGGCGGAATGACTCGACCGGAGGACATTCAGGCTTCACGAAACGGTGACGTCGTGCCAGGGCAGGAGGGTGACCTTGCGTTAATCGCAGCAGGCGCTCAAGTGGCGGGTGCGCTTCAGGTTGTGTCGGCATCGGCTGACAAGTACATCCGGCGCATCGGGCAGGGCTTCCTGTTAACGTCGGCGGTGCAGCGTGACGCTGAGCGTGTGACGGCGCAGGAGATACGCCTACTGGCTAACGAGCTGGAGACTGGTCTGGGCGGTATTTATTCCCGCCTGGCGTTAGACCTCCAGATGCCGATTGCACGCTGGCTGATGAAGAAGGTTGGCGGCTCCGTCTTTGAGAAATCTGACTTTGAGCCTGTGATTATCACTGGCCTGGATGCGCTGTCTCGTAACGGTGACCTGGAGAACATGCAGTTGTTCCTGGGTGACGTGGCGCAGATTACGTCCATGCCGCCGCAGGTACAGCAGTATCTCAAGCTGGATAGCATCTTCTCTGCACTCGCAGCAGGTCGCGGCCTTCGAGCTTCGGATTACATCAACGACCAGGACACGGTTGACCAGCGGAATGCTGAGGCGCAGAAACAGGCCCAGCAGGAAGAAATGCAGGCTGCTGGCGTACAAGCCGCACTGCAACAACAAGCTAAATCTAAATAAGAGGAATCACTATGCTGTTTATGAACATTGCACGTAAGTTTGGCGGTCACGTATTCATGAGCGAAGAAGGTGGCGCTGAGCAGGGCGGCGGTGGTGGCGCGGCACCGGAGGCATCGCCTGAAGCAGCTCCTGAGAAGGCTGAGAAGGTCACCCTGGGTACGCCGGAAGCGAAACCTGAGCCAACGCCGGAGGCTAAGCCGGAAGTAACCGAGACTCCTGAAGACAACGGTATGCAACAGTATATCGACAAGTACAGTGAGGAGAACCCGGCTCTCGGCCTGGCGCTTGGCTTTCTGCGCGACGCTGGAATTAGCCCGACTGACCCGGCGTTTGCTCTGGCAGAAACTGAAGGCGACTTTGAGCTGCTGAAGGCGGCCCTGGCCACCAAAGGTCTGCCGGGTACTGATGCGATGGTAGCTATCCTGGAGAAAGCCGTAGGCGAACACTTCGCGGCTATCGAAGCACATGAGCAGAAGACGGCTCAAATCGTGGGTGAAATCCTCGGTGACCAGAAGGATGAGATTCTGGAGTGGGCGCGTAGCACCGCCGACGATACCGAGAAGGAAGCCTTCAACGATATGTTCGAGGCTGGCGGTGTCTATGCCCGCGCAGCGGCTGTACTGCTGCAACAGGCATATTCAGGCACCGGGGCAACCATCCCAGCTAAGAGCGCAGCGCAGGTCACCACTGGCCCAGGCACCGGAGCTAACACACCGCTGACAGCGCGTGAGTATGCAACGGCTGTATCTGAGCTGGCGCACAAGCTCCAGGGTGACCCGCGAGGCACAGCGGAGTATCAGGCACTGACTCGCCGCCGTGAAATTGGTCGCTCTCGCGGCCTGTAATCTGAATGTATACCCCTATATACACTTAACGTAGCTACGGGGCTTCGGCCCCATTCTAGAAGGATAAAGCATGTCTATTTTTAACGGTGAAACTCCATCTTACGACGTAACCCGCCCTAACCAGCGTCACGGTAAAGGTGACCCGCTGGCGGACGTTACTGAGCAGTTCACTGGTACTGTGGAAGGTACTATCAAGCGTCGCTCCATCATGGCTGGCTTCGTTCCGGTACGTTCCGTTCGCGGTACTTCTACCATTTCCAACCGTGGTATCTCCAAAGCTAAGCTGCAAAGCATCAAGCCGGGTGTAACCCCGCCGCCGAGCACTGAGCCACATACCTCCAAAATCTTCCTGAAGATTGACACCGTAATCATCGCCCGTAACGCCGAGCCGATGCTGGATGAGTTCCAGGTTGACTTCGACTACCAGGGTGAGGTGGCGCGTGAGCAGGGTCAGGAAATCTCCAACATGTACGATGAGACGTTCTTCATCATGGCTGCTAAGGCCGCAAAGCTGACCGACTCTCCGTATGGTTCTGCGACCGACATGCCTGGCCACTCCGGTGGTAACGTGGTTCAGCTCGAAGCAGCGAACGACTACAAAGACCCGGCGAAACTGTACGCAGCTATCGCTCAACTGGTAGAGAAGTTCCTGGAGAAGGATGTTCGTCCTAACGAAGAAGACATGATTCTGGTTCTGCCTCCGGCTGCGTTCACCGCGCTGATGCAGGCTGAGCACATCACCAACGGTGAGTACGTGACCAGCGCAGGTAACACCCTGAACACCAAGTACATGTTCTCCGCGTTCGGCGTTCCGGTAATCACCTCTAACAACGCAGTGTTCGGTAAGACCATTACTGACCACCTGCTGTCTAACGCCACCAACGGCAAGGCATACGATGGTGACTTCAAGGATGTTATCGCGCAGATGTTCTCTCCGAAGGCGCTGCTGGCTGGTTCTACCATCCCGGTAACCTCCAAAATCTTCTTCGACGACCTCTCTAAACTGTGGTTCATCGACTCCTGGCTGGCGTTCGGTGTGACGGTTAACCGTCCTGAGTACGCTGGTGTTATCACCCTGCCTGCCGCAGGCGGCGGTGCTTAATTAAAGTGGGGCTTCGGCCCCGCTTCTTCTTTCTCCTGTATCCAATGTGGGTACAGAATAAAGAGGAGGCTCAATGTTTACAGAATTAGACGTAGTAAACGCCTGTCTCGCAACCCTCGGTGAGCTGCCCTTAGTGGAGCTGACGGATGAGCATCCTATGGTTGCAGCAGCGCGTACTAACCTAGTGGAAGCTATGGTTAGCGAAATGCACCGACAATGGTGGTTCAATACGGATTATGTGGTTTTATCAGCAACGGAAGAAGGGTTCATTTACGCACCCGCAGATGCCGTAGCTGTGAAAGTTGAGGGTTGTCACAACATCACTCTCCGTGGTCGCCGCCTGTATGACCGCTATCGCAGCTCTTATGAGTTCTCCGGTAGCTTCAGCGCAATGGTTATCCGCAATATCCCGTTCGACGACCTCCCGGCCCCGGCCCAGATTCTCGTTAAGGACTCGGCGGTATTGCAGTTCCAGATTAACTATGACGCTGACCAGGTGAAGACCAGCCAGCTACAGCAGAAGTATTCGAACTCGTACCGACTGCTTAACGCGGAGCACGCCCGCCAGATTGCAGCCAACCAGCTTGAGAATCCAGGCGTGGCAATGGCCCGTATGAATGCAGGTATCCGGCCACGTAAGCGCCGACCACACGGACATATCCCGACGAGGTAATTGATGGCTAAAGTAGGTGGAAGCTACGATTCAGTGGTGCTGGGTGTAAGCCAGCAGACGCCACAAGACCGACGCTCCGGCCAGATGTGGGAACAGATTAACATGGTGTCCGACCCGGTACAGGGGCTGACTCGCCGCCAGGGTAGTAAGTTCCTGGCGGAACAGCGCCTAAAGGTTAACTCCATGCCTCTGGACACACTGCGCTCGGCAGCGGTTAAGTTCAAGGTTCGCCCGTTCTCAATGGACGGCAAGGACTACGACTTGATTTATTCTGACCAGTACGCTCGCGAAGGGACTTCGGAAATCCTCCCGGTGTACTGCTACAATAAGACGGATAAGAAGTTTATCCCGGTAAAAGGCTCCGGGGCTATCTGGGGTGCTATCGCAGCGAACGGGGCTACGGCGGTGGTTAACATTGGCCAGTACCTGTTCATATCTGCGAAGGGCTTCAAGCCTGTATACAATACGCAACAACGGTATACGCCGGACGACCAGCGCAAGCAGATAGCGATTTGGGTGCGTAACGGGGACTACAGTCGTAACTACCAGTTCCGATTTACCACAATGTCCGGGCAGACATATCTGGCTGACTATAAGACACCCTCAAGCGCGTACCCTGGAAAGCTGGACACTTCTGGTATTCCGGTGCCGACGATAGACACCAGCCAGGGTTCAGCAGGTGAACCGAAAGATGTGATGGCCCTCAACAAAGAGTTGGCCCGGTTCAACCAGGCGATGGCTGAGTACAATAAGAAGGTTGCGGACTCTACCAACGGGTACAACTCGGCGGTAACTCAGTGGCTGGGTACGGCATCGGCAGCTATTCAGCCGGAGGCGATAGCCATTCAGCTAACTGACCAGATTCGCCAGAAGGCAGGTCTGACGGCTCAGCAGGTTCAGCGTGACGGTTCCTACATCTTCATCACTGAAGGTGCTAACGTGCGCACTGGTGAGTGTATCGCGGTATCCGACGCCTACATCAAGGCGGTGGTCAACGATGTGGCGAAGATTGACGACCTGATTCCAAAGCACTTCTTTGGTAAAGTTGTCAAGGTGCGCTCGCAGAAGGCCACGGGTAAGGATTCGTATTACCTTATAGCGGAGGCCAAAGATGGACAATCTGGCTTGTACGGTGATGTTATTTGGAGAGAGACTGCCGGGACACAGACTTATCCAACCCAGGTATTCTGCGTGGGTACTATTGTCGATGAGACTTTGTACATCTCATCGTCGCCCGCTGACCTGGAAAGGGATGCCGGGATTACTGACGTGCCACGCTTCCAACCAAGTACGGTAGGTGACCAGGTATCAATACCGATTCCGCAGTTTATGAAGAAGTCGATTACCTATATGGGCGTCTTCCAGGATAGGCTGCTTATCGGAACAGGCTCGACCATATTCGCCAGCCGCCCCGGTGATTACTTCAACTGGTTCCGACAATCCGTACTGGATGTGATGGACAACGACCCGGTTGAAATGTACGCCCTGGGTTCGGAGGACGATTCGATTTATTGGGATACAACGTTTGACCGTAACCATGTTATGTTCGGACGTAAATACCAGTACATCATCAACGGTCGCTCGCTGCTTACGCCCCGCAACCCTAACATTCAGATTATGTCTGCGGTTGAGGATGCGGTAAACGCGGAGCCGCAGGCTTCAGGTAACCTGGTATTCTACGGTAAAGACCTGGTTCGCAAGGGTTCACTGCACCAGATGCAGGTGGGCGTGACGACGGACTCGGCTGAATCGTATGAGTGCTCGCAACAGCTTGACCGATACATCAAGGGTAAGCCGTGCCAGATTCTGTGTAACCAGTCGCCGTATGTCGTGCTCCTTCGCACTACGGAGAAATACAACGGCTTCTACGTCTACACCTACATGGATTCCATGCAGGGCGGGCAGCGGCTGTTCGATAGCTGGTCTACGTGGGAATGGGATGAATCCCTGGGCTACTGTGCTGGCCTGTCCAAGTATCAAGGTGACGTTCTATGCTATATGCTGCGAACTAACCCTGGCGGTACGTGGATGGTGGCTGAGCAGTTTACCTTCGATACGGAGCTGAGCGATTACCCTTACGTTGACTCCTGGCGGCCTATGGCTGACTGGAAGGCCAACAACGGTAACCTGATTCCGGCGCACTTCCACGGTAAGCTGAAGGTGGCTTATATGGCAGGCCATAAATATTACTTTATGGGTTCGCCGTATGAGAACATCGACAACAACATGGCGGGTTGGGAGAAGGATATCAACAGCCTAATCATCGGCGTGCAGTATCATTCAGAGGTCGTGTTAACGTCGCCGTATCTGCGCGACAACAACGAGAAGGCTATCCTGAATGGTAGGCTGACTATCAGCCGTATAAACGTCGCTGTGAGCGATACAGGCGCTCTGGATGGGGAGCTTGACCTGGGTGACAGAACAATGGACTTGCCAGGCTTCGGTGGTCGAATACTGACACGTCAGGGTAACATCATCGGGCGACAGCCCATTGTGGAAACCTCGGTTATCATGCCTATTTACAAGGAGATTCGGGAATATAAACTGAAGCTGAAAGCGCGAGATTGGCTACCGCTAACCATTACAGGTATTGAATGGGTAGGGCAGTGGTTCAGTCGCGTGCGGAGGGTTTAATATGTGGGCGCAAATCGCAATGGCTGCGGTCAACGTAGTGGAAGGCTGGTCAATGGCTGGCACTAAGCGTAAGGTTGCCCGTGCCGAGTACGGTTTGCAGAAGGCACAGTACGAGTTGGACAAGGTTCGCGGTCAAGGCCGTGACCTTGCCGTCGCCGGGCAGAACATGTTGGCTATGGCCCAAGCGTCATATGCCGACTTTGAGAAGCGGCGTAACAACAAGAAAGCCCTGCAAGCCTATGGCGAGGCCGTTAGCCAGGAAGCATGGAACGCATCCCGGCAGGCTAACGCTATGAATAACCAGAAGTTTGAAGCAAATCTACAGAACGCAGGTAACCTGGGACGTATCACCGCAGCAGCTTCGGCAGCGGGTGTAGGCGGCTCCAGCGTTGACGCAGTATACCAAACTGAAGTCATGCGACAGCAGCGCCAGGAACAGGCGGCGGCTGACCAGATGGCAGATTGGCAATATGCGCGTAACCTGAACCAGATTTCCATGATGGACAATATCTGGAACAGCCTGGATATGAGTGCGAACTTCGCCAACGTTACCTACAAGGCTAACGAGCTGGTTGTTGACAATACGTTCGACAATAGCTGGCAGCACAAGTATACCATCGGCAAGGCTGCAATGGATGGCATGAACGGGTTCATGGGTAACATGAACAACATAGGTCTGAACGTGCAGGACTTTGGCTTCAAAGGTCAGAACATCTTCGGCGGTGGCGGCTCCAGTGGCCAGGCTACCGGGCAGATGAACAAAGGCCTCGGTCAAGGTGGTGCAGTTCGTTTATAAGGAGTTAAAATGGCAGAGGGCAACATCCTTCCTACTTTGCCTAATGCCGCTATTGAGCGCGGGCAGCCTATCCAGGTCAACGCGCCATTGGCGACACAGCAGGCTCAACAAGCATTCCGTCCTAGCCAGGTGAACTATGTAGAGGCATCTGGCAATGCGAAGTATCAGGAAGTTCTCTTAGGGCAGGTAAACCAGCGTAATATTGAAGCGTTATCCAAGCTGTCAGCCGACCTGGGCCAGAAGTTCCAGCAGGCGCAAGAAGACAAGTTTGCTGAGGGCTATCTGCGGCACATGCAGGGTGAGGCTGTAGCGGATATCGCGGAGGAGAACCCGTTTAAGGGTATCTTCGGTGATGGTGCCGCTGTTCGCGGTGCGCGAGCTGCCCAGGTTCAGAACTCCGCAACGTCCATCTTGTCGTGGGTTAACGCCAACCAGGGAAGCCTGATTGGACTCCCGGCAGACGCCCAGCGTAAGGCGGTGGCTGACTATGTTCAGACACTGAACACTGGCGACCCGCAGGCTGACATGTTAATCGCACAGAACGCGATGAAGATGCTACCAGCGGTGATGGACAACTTAACCCGTGCGTCTGAAGCTGAGAACCAGCGACAGGCAGCGGTAGCCCAGGCGGATACGCTTGAGCAGCACGCACAGGGTTTGCAGTACGCAGCAGACCAGATGGCTAAAGGTCAGCTTGCGCCGGAGCACTACGAGTTCCTGAAGGCGCAGGCGATTGAAGCAGCTATGCCAATGCCCGGACAGTCGCCGGAGTCGTACCGCGCAGCGATGCAAGGCAACATGCTCTCGCTCGTTCGTAATGGTCAGTTTGAACTGGCTAACACGATACGTAGCCAAGTGCTTGACCCCATGCTCACGCCGGAAGAACGATTCCAGCTTGACCAGCAGATGAAGCAGGCTAACGCCACCTGGCTCAAGGATAACCCGGTATCTTCCGATTACACGGAGTTTACCGGAACGCTGCCCGCGCAGATTAATGCAGGGCGTTACTCAACGGAAGAACAGCTCCTCGCTGATATTGACCGCACCAACGCGGATTACAAGACTCAGACAGGTTCGCTGACTCCGATGATTAACAACGAGGAAAGGGCGCAGTACCTGGCTCGTTGGCAGATGTGGAAACAGCAGGAAGATGAGGCAGCGAAGAAGGCCCAGGCTAAGCAGGACGATGAGACTGTTAAGCGCACCATTTGGATGCAGGGTTTCGCACATGGCTCACCTTCGATTATGTCGGCATCTGGTCTGGATGCACGGCAGAAAGCAGCCTTTGAGCAGACTGAAGCGGCGAAGTTCCTCACGGAACCTGGCCTGCAATCAGCGAGCAACTTAGGCAAGTTAGCGGCAAATGGCTACACCTTAGCACCCCTTAAAGAGAAACTGAGTGGTACGCTCAGTATGCTGAAGGGCGGCGGTACACCTCGGCAGGAAGACATGCAATCATTGCAGATGGCCTTCCAGAAGTTCCAGCAGACCCCATACGGGCTGGGCGCAGCGGAGGCGTACTTCGGTGACGACCTGCCGCTGATGATGGAAATGTCCCGCCTGGATATGTCCGAGAAGTCAAATCAGCAGTACATCAAAGAGCGAGCACAGGCCCAACGTATTGGCGTTAAGCCGACGAAAGAGGTCATGGATGCCGCGAGTGATTTGGTGGATTCTGAGGTGAAACCGGGCTGGTATCAGCGGACGTTCAAGGATGCACAGCACCTCGGCGTGGGTTATGAAACCATGCTCAAAGAGGATATGAAGACTCATACGGCGGAAGTAATGTCGCAGTATCCGAACCTGGATTCAGACCAGGTACTGAAGATTGCACTATCCCGCAGTATGAAAGGTAAGCAGGTGTTAGGTAATATGCTGGTCGCAGGGCCGGGGGCAGATAAGCTGTTCCAGACCCTTAATAGCCACCTGGATATTCCAATGCAGACGCCTGGCGATACCCGCTTCAACGTGGCGATTAACGACGCCATTCGTACCAAAGTAGACAAGCGCTATGACTTTACTGTAGGTTCACTCAATGCGTTCCAGAACGGCCAGATGTACGTGACTGTCACCCGAGACGACGGGGTGCAGCAGAATATCGTTATGTCCGCCGAGCAGGTAGCGACAATGATTAACCAGAAGAAAGCCAAGCAAGTAACCCAGAACAAGGAACGACGTAAAGCTTACCAGCTCGAAACGGGCATGAGAGAAGCTTACCGCGTATCCGAAGCAAATAGAGGTAAGATGTAATATGGCTAAATTCCGTGTAGACATGAACAAACCAACCGAATACGATGGCCTGGCTAAGAAGACGGAGGAGAAGTACGGTCTACCGGATGGCCTGACTAAACTGGTACTGATGATTGAGAACCGCAATAAGCCTCGCCGGGATGCAGTATCCCCGGCGGGGGCGGAAGGCCTCATGCAAATCATGCCAGCCAACAAGAAAGCCCTCGGCATCACCGATAGCTTTGACCCGGAGCAAGCCTTTGACGGCGCAGGTAAGCTGCTGTCAGATGCACTGAAACGCTACGACGGTAACGTCGGAGCTGCCCTGGCAGACTATAATGGTGGGCCGAAGGCCGCAGAACGTTACCTGGCGGGGCAGTCGCTCCACCCGGAAACTAAGCAGTACCTGGAGTTTGCGCAGGACTACCTGCAATCCAGCAACCCAACAACCAGCTACGGTGATTCTGTCATTAACGCTGGTCTGAACCAGGCGGAGGCCCAAGCGCCTTCCGACCTGTACCAGGACGAGGAACAGCCGCTGGCCGCTTTCGTTACTGGTCTGGATGAGGAAGCTGAGCGCCGTCTTCAGGACGAGGCCAAGTTCTATGACTTGAGCCTGAATGACGCTATCAAGTTTGGGTTTAAGGACACCCTGACTTCAGCAATCACCCACGCAGTTGAACGAGAGGAGGACGATAACTATGTCCTTAGTGATGAGCAGTTTAATCAGATTAAGCAACAGTTTCCACAAGGCCTGTCCGCAGACCAGGAAGACAGAATCCGAAACAGCCGGAGCCAATCCGATTTCGATTACAACATTAACCGCGTACAGCAAGAGAATGACTTTGCTCGCCGTATGCAAACACAAATGGGATGGAGTGCTGCTGGCGCTTATGCTGGTGTTATGGCAGGCGGCATATTCGACCCTGTGGCGCTTCCACTCGGAACCTTCGGTGCTGCTGGCCGCCTCATCAAAGGAGGCAGCGTTATCGCTTCTGCTGGGCGCATGGCTGCTGAGGGTGCTGCTGCTACAGCTATCGCCTCACCTATTATCCAGCAAATCGACAAGGGTAGCGTAGACGCCGGGGACGTGCTCCAGCATATGGGTATGGCCGCAGCGTTCGGTGCTGGTTTGGGTACGGTTATCCGCAGCCCTGCCGTGAAAGCATTCGACGATGAGACAATGGCTACCTCCCAGGCGCACATTGACCGTGACCCGGTATACGATAACCCACTGCCGCAGACTGGTGACGACAGGCTGGTGGTTAACTTCAACGCAGCCCACGACACCTCGGTTGGCCCTTCCGGTGAAATCATCGGTGTAGGCCCGACAGCGGTAAGCCGCCATGCGGAAGCCTGGGATGAGTCCTCCGGCGCAGCATCGGATAAGGTGCGTTCTCTACGCCTGTCCTGGTATAATAACAAGTACCGTAACAAGCTGTTCGGTTGGGCTGACTCCGAAGGTGTGCAGCTCGCTAAATCCAATAGCAAGGTAGCTCGTTGGGTTGGCGCTATGTGGTCTGGTGACCAGGCAGGTTTAGGCCGCCAGCAGACTCGCACCGCAGCGGTTATCAAGGAGCAAATCAAGGATGAAATGCTGTACGAATATGTTCCGCGAATGAAGGAGCAGTTTGAAGCCTACATGACCCCGGCTCAGAAGGCGAACTACATGATGGGCGGTGGTGCTGATATCCAGAAGGCATTCAGCCGTGAAGTGCAGCTTGAGCGCTATCGTCACCGCCTGTATCGTGCGGAGAACGGAGGCAGCAGCCAGGGCTATGTATCTGAGGCTCCGGCCCCGGTACAGCGTGCAGCGGCGGCTCTGGATGAGCTGATGGGTAAGTCGAAGAAGATGCACCTGGATAACGAGACGGAGCACGCCAGCATCTTGAAGGATTCCGACAGCGTAGGTTACATCGAGCAGCGCCCTGACTTCATCCGTATCAACCGGGCTACCCCGGAGGAGCGTAAGGCGTTCCTGGATATGGTTAAGGATGATTACCATGCCGAGGCCACTGCGAAGATTAACAAGCTGCGCCAGGAGCGTGCTGAATGGATTGAGAACGCATATAAACGTGCGGAGCAGGATATTGAAGCGAAGTGGGTTAACGACTTCCTCAAAGACCCTGAGCAATACTTCGATAAACACGTTGAGCAGCTCTCTCGCAAGATTCACATGGAAATGGATAAGCGTGCAAGCCACTGGTGGGAGAACGCCCTGCGTAACCCGGAGGAGCGCTATCAGAACAGCGAAGCTTCCCTGCTGACCCTGGCCCGTGAAATGTCGGACGAGTGGTTCACAGGGAAAGAGGTGGATGCTGATATGGTGCGTGACTTCCAGACGGCACTGACGAAGAAGTGGTCTGACACCAGCCGCCGTGAGCTGAACATGACCAACAAGCGCGTAGTCAACGGGCAAGACCTGTACCTGCTTGATATGTTCCAGCATGACGTGTTCGCCAGTACCGTAGGAACCGCCAACAACACAGCAGGTCGTGTAGCAATGGCTAAGCTGGGTTGGAAGACTGAGCAGGATATCCAGGATACGCTGACGGCAATGTACCACAGTGGCGCTACTACCCGCGAGGTAGAGGCTGCACGCCACATCAGTGATATCATCCTGAACCGTGCCAAAGGTCTGGACGACCAGCCGCTTGTACAGGCACTGAGCAACATGACGCACGCTACCATGATGGGTAAGCTGGGCCAGGCTATCATAGCTGACCTGCCTATGGCGATTGGTAACATCGGCGTCGGCGGTATGTTCGATGCGCTGGGTAAGATGGCTAACAAGGTGATTGACGGCTCTATGTTCGTCCGCAACGGTCGCCTGACTGAAGTGGGTTCTGACCTGGACGCTCTGACTAAAGGGCTGCTGGGTCACGATAATGAACTGTGGATTCCGCAGCAGATTAACGCTGATGGTTACGCAATGGAGCTGGGCGGTTCACTGCTGCGGCGTACTGCGGCGGCGGCCCGCTTCACCAACACCATGTCGGCGGCGAACGCTATGTCGAAGCTGGTTGGCACCGGGGTTACCCGCGCCAGCAACAAGAAGCTTCACACGTTCTTCAAATCCGGTAAGGGTGTATCTGAGGCACGCCTGGCGGACGTTGGCCTGACCAGCAAGGAAATCAGCCGTATCAAGAAGCAGTTCGACAAGTACGCTGATAAGGAGAACTTCGGCCTGGACAAGTGGGACGACCCACTGGCTAAAGAAGACCTCATCATGGCAGCTAACCGCTTTGCGCAGCAGGGCCAGATGGGCAAATCCTACGCTGGTGACCTCCCGCAGTGGACGCGAAACACTGTGCTGGGTTACATCTACTCCCGCTTCCGTGCCATCGGCATTAAGGCGCAGGAGAAGGTGTTGGTTCGTAACCTGACCCTGGCGGACAGCAACACGTTCGCTATGATTACAGGTGCAGTTGCCTGGGCTACCTTCCTGGCTTATGCCCGTATCTACGCTGATGCAGCAACCAGCAAAGACGGTCGTAAGGTGCTGAAGGAACGCCTGACTCCGGCAGGTATCGCTGACCAGGTGGCCAAGTTCACCTCGGTAATGGGCTTGACCTCTGAGGGTACGAACATCTGGAACATGCTGACTGGAGGCGCAGTACAGGGCGGTAGCGACTCTCCGATTACGGCTTACCCGGCCAACGTCGGCAAGGCTATCGGTGCTGTAGGTGGCGCTATCTCCGGTGAAGGCTCTGCTGGTAAAGCAGCGGCTGCGACCACGAAGCTGCTACCAGGTGCGAACACTTATCAGATGCTTCTGCTGCGTAACGCGCTGCAAGGCGAGTAATAGGCGGGGTGTACATTTAGTAGGCGCTGAATGTATACCCCTATATACACTAAACGAAGGAATGGGCTTTATGAGCGATAACTCATGGCACCCGTATGCAGCAGGGGATGGTAACTTTGATACCATGCACACCTGGACTGGTGACGGTGACCCTAATCGTACTTTTGAGATTAACTTCACAGGCGGCTACATCAGTCAGTCGGATGTGAAAGCTTTCATGATTCGCCGTGGCACTAATGAACAGGTTGACCTGCGGGTTACCTTCGTCAACGCGAACACTGTTAAACTTAACCGGGCTGTACCGCCTGATTACGACGTAACTATTTACCGTGACACTCCAAAGGATAGGCCATCCACCTCGTTTATCGACGGTGCGCTGATTACGGCTGATAACCTGGAGCGTAACGCAAAGCAGGCTATCTTCGGTGTTGCTGAACTGGCTGACCGCAATGAGCTGTTCCAGGGTGTAGTCAATGACGCACTCGGTAAAGCTGAGTCTGCCGAGAACGGCATCAAGGCAATTCGTGCTGTGGCTGATAACGCCCTTCAGGTTGCCGACGATGCGAACACTGCCTCCCGCAATGCCGTGACCAAAGCTAACTCCGCCAATGCGCGAGTAGGCGAAGCTTCCGGTAAAGCGCAGGATGCACTCGACCTGGCTAACGAAGCTATCGAGATTGCTAACTCACATGTTAGCGACCCGGATAACGTGAAGCGAGTTGTACGTGCTCCGGCTGGCGAGGTTCTGTCTGAACTCCCGGCTAAAGAGCTGCGTGCTGGCAAAGGCCTATCGTTCGACGTTAACGGTGATATCGTGGCTGTTACTCCTGTTGAGGGTTCCGCTGAGGCTGTGCTCCAGTCTCTCCGCCAACAGAACGGCCTGTCACATATCGGCCTGGCCTGGGGTACTCAAGCCCTGGATACGGCCATCAAGTACCTCAGCTTTGAAATGTTCGGCGCTAAGTCGGGCGTAACGCAAGACCAGTCTGCGGCTATTCAGGCAACGATTAACGCTGCTACTGAACTCGGACTGCCTATCTGGTCAACTGGTCAGTATTTCGTGCAGGGTCAGATTCGTATTGAATCCCCTGTACAGATTACGGGTGCCAGCTTCCTCGGCCCGTCAAGCACGACTGGTCAACGATTCAACTGCTTTGCTGATGCAACCTTCGACTGGTGTAAGTTCGATAAGGTCGGAATCTACCACGGCGGCGGCAACCTCCTGGTTTCCAACTTCCAGATTCTGAATAACCGCTCCACTGCGGCTGTATTCTCTGAGAAGCTGCCTGAACCCTGCACGCTGGAGCTGCGCTACGGTACATTCCGTAACTGCTACTTCGGCTATCTGCGCCAGGGTGCTCCCGGCTCAAGTGCGCCACTTCGTACTAACATTGTTCGCGGTGTCCAGTTCTTCGACATGCAGGCTGACTGTATCGAAATGAACCTGGCAACCGGAGACGGCTATACGCTGGTTGAGAACGTTGTTATTGACGTAGTTGACCACCTGGGTACGCAGCCCAATTGGGGTATCGCGATGGGCTTTGCAGGCCAGGGTAACTATGAGATTACCGACAACTACACTAACTTCTTCAAGAACCTCACGCTGCGTAACTGCCGTGTGTACGCTGCTCGTCAGTGTATCCACATTGAGAAAGGTTACAACTGCCTGATTGAGAACGTTGAGCTGTACCCAGACAACACCCGGTCTACTAACGCTGGTATTGAGACGGCAGGTATCGTCCTGTACGGCTGCACCAACGTACAGATTAAAGGTGTTCGTGGTCGCCCGCTTAATGGCTCTCGTATGGTTTGGGTATCCTGGGGTATCACCGCAGGTCAGTACAAATCAGCAGGCCGTGACATTACCATCCACGATGTTGATGTTGCAGGTTCTGTAGACGTTAACATGGCAACTACTGACGCATTTGAATCCTACCTGGACATGCGTGACGTTCGCTGTGATTCCCTGTCTATCGTGGGCCATGCCTCTCGGTACGATATCGCAGACGTACAGGCTAAGGATATTACGGTTGAGTTCCACCGAGTCAGCAATGACGGTCGCGACTCAGTACGCCGTATGAACCGCTGCGTAGGTCGCTTCGATAACGTTCGCTCCTCTACGGTTGCGAATACCGGAGCAACGCTGGGCCGTATCGCTGTGGATGAGCTGTCAGTGACCAACACTAACTTCCCTATCCGCAAGACTGCGAGTTCTGTAACGAACCGTGGTACGCCTCTGACGAAGATTGACGGTACGTACTTCCTTGAATCCGCCTCATTCCCGTGGGGTTACTGGTTCCTACCGGGTGACCGTATCGTTAACCAGTCCGGTACTGTGTACACCATCCTGACGGAAGGTTGCCAGTTCAAGTCTCAGGGCGATACACTGCTTCGTGCTGCTGCCGCTGGCACAGATACGCTGCAAGGTCGGGGTACGGAGAACTGGACTACTGTCTATTATAAGACGGCAGGCTGCAAGGTGGTTATTCCGAAGGGTGGGCCTAACGGTACTGACCTTCATACTTCCATCGTGCGTTCTGCGTGGATTGCCGGAGGTATCTACACTATCAAGATTGCAGATAAGCTGAGCACCGCCATCGTTGATGGTACGGTACTTCAGCCGGAAGCAGTCTGCACATACACTACCAAATAAGGAGCACCAAATGTGGCTGGTGGACACCCTTGAGAAGACTGCACCAGGGGTGCCGCCAGTCGTCGTGACTGGCTTAACCGTAGCAGGTGTGAGCCTTCAGGATTGGGTATACATTCTCACGATTGTGTACCTTATCGTGATGATTGTCAAGACTATCAAATCACTATTTACACGGAGAAAGAAGAATGGAGAACCTAACTGACGACGAGAAACTTGAGCTGTTTAAGAAGATGCTCGCTGAAATGGATAACGAGGCTCTGGCCAAACTGCTGCTTAACAAGTCGCTTCAGAAGCTGGCTCTCCTCCTGGAAGAAGACATGGCTACCGCAGCCGACTACAACGTTATCCGGGCTTTGCTCAAGGACAATAACATCGGTATCGTACCGACCCGCAAGAACGCTATGGGCGCTCTCAAAGAGAAGCTGCTGAACCGTTCTAAGGAAGCCGACCAGGGTAGCAACATCATCCCGCAGGATGAGCTGACCCAGGTGGATATCACGGACTTCATGCAGAGGCACTAATGACCGTACCATATAACGTTATCATGAATGGCAACCTGACCGCTGAAGAAGAAGCGGAACTGGCTGCACAACTGGAGGCGGAGGGCGATGCCCTCCCGTACCTATCAGACGAAGACTTTGCTGCATTACCGGAACTGGAGAAAGAGAAGCGTATCCGCATGGAACAGCTAACAGCTCTCCAGGCTCACTATGCGGACTTCAAGCGATTCCTGACTGACGTTATGGTCGAGTTAGGCTTCTCGGTATCAAAGATTCAGGCTGACATTGCTGACTTTATGGTCAACGGTGGTCAGTACATCATGATTGAGGCACAGCGTTCGCAAGCTAAGACGACTATCGCTGCCGCGTTCTGCGTGTGGAAACTCATCCATGACCCAACTCACCGCGTGCTGATTATCTCGGCAGGTGGCTCGCAGGCAACTGATATCTCAACCCTGGTTATCCGTATCATCATGAATATGGATGTACTGGAGTGTATGCGCCCGGACAAAGCGAAGGGTGACCGTGTATCGGTAGAGAAGTTCGACCTGCACTATTCACTGCGTAAGCTGGATAAGTCCGCTTCCGTAAGCTGCTGTGGTATCACCGCTAACTTGCAGGGCCGACGTGCCGATACACTGCTGGCGGACGATATCGAGTCCCAGAAGAACTCCCTTACTGCGCTGATGCGTGAACAGCTCCTGGCTAAAACCCTCGACTTCACATCCATCAACCAGAAAGGTCGAATCATCTACCTGGGTACTCCGCAGTCCTCAGATTCAATCTACAACACTTTGCCTGGCCGTGGCTACAACGTCCGTATCTGGCCTGGGCGATTCCCTACTGCTGAACAGCTTCCGTACTACGGTGAGCATTTGGCTCCGCTGCTCAAGGGTATCATGGAGCGCTACCCGGAAGTTATGTCCGGTGGCGGTATCAATGGTGACCAGGGCATTCCTATCGAACCGTCGTTCCTGGGTGAAGAAATCCTCCGTGCTAAGGAGAAAGACCAGGGGCCAGCGTGGTTCCAGCTTCAGCACATGCTTAACACTAAGCTCATGGACGCTGAGCGCTACCCGCTGAAGACGGATAACTGCCTCGTCATGCCTATCCGTGTAGGCGATGAGCTACCACTGGAGATTAAACGTGGCTACGACTACAGAGAAGTGCAAGTCGAAGGCAAGACCTATCGCTTCGCTAAGCCTCACACATATTCCGCAGAACTGGCACCGCCTACCGGAATCTGCTTCTACATTGACCCCGCAGGTGGCGGTAAAGGTAAAGGCACTCACGGAGGCGATGAAACAGGCTGGGCTTGTACGGCCTTCCTAAACGGTAACATCTTCGTGCTGGGCTACGGCGGCATCAAGGGCGGCTATGGTCTGAATGGCTCCGGTGAAACGGACGGTTCTATGGTCAAGCTGGCTGAGCTGGTTAAACGCTTCAAGCCCAACGTGGTGAAGATTGAGCAGAACTTCGGCTACGGTGCATTCCGTGCTGTCTTCCTGCCAATCCTGCGCGAGGTCTACCCGGATTGCTCCGTGGAAGACGACTTCGTTACCGGGCAGAAGGAAGTCCGTATCATCGACATTCTTGAGCCTATCATTGCTCGTGGTTCCCTCATCTTCGCAGAGGACGCCCTGCTGGGCGAGCGGCAGTCACTCCAGATTCACCCGGACGTGAACCGTATCACCTACTGCATGATGCAGCAGATGAACCACATCACCCGTGACCGTGACTCCCTGATTCACGACGACCGACTGGATGCCCTGGCTGGCGCTTGCTACCATTGGGAACAGCAGCTCATCGTTGACCAGCATGAGATTCGGAAACGGATGCAGGAGGCCGAGGAGAAGAAATTCTGGGCTGACCCGCTACAGCACAATCGCATTAAGCAGCAGGGCCAAGTGTACAATCGTGGCACTGGCATGAACATGCTCGCACACCGTCGCGGTCGCCGTTAGGCCGCGCACCAAAATTCCTTTTAAAAATTCTTTGGAGAAATCACTATGTTCGTACATGAAGCCCCATTCCTCGGTGCAGTATCCGGTGCAGGTCAGCTCCGTCGTGACGCAGTTCGTCTGCAATGCTATGCGGAAGTCAACACTGGCGCTCAGCCGGACGTTCTGGCGTTCTGGGAAGCTCAGCTCGCCCTGGCAGACAAAGACCACGGCCTGCCGTATGATGGCACCTATGTTCCCGGTGTAATCGACCTGCGCCCGGCCTGCTACAAGGTTCTGTCCCACTACCGCATGTTCAACCTGGAAGGTATCGCGGACTACAAGGCTTTCTGCAACTTCTTCATTGAGAAGAATGGCGGAGGCGAACCAGCGGAACCGCTGTCTTTCAGTAAGAACCTGTCAGGCTCGAACGCATCGGATGCAGACGGCACCTATGTCCCGGCAGGTTCTACCTACACTAACAGCGTCGAAGTAACTGGTGGCGTGGCTCCGTATACCTATGCCTGGTTCAAGCGCTCCGGTGGTGTAGACCAGCCTGTAGGCACCGACGCACCGGAGTATAGCATCAATAACTACGGCTCCGGCAACAACGGTGATTACTTCGTCCGGGTTACTGATGCCAAAGGTACGGTTATTGAGTCTACTCGTGACCGTACCCGTGTTGCCGTCCGCATCACTAAAGACCTGAACCCTACAGCCATGTGGGCAGTTGGCTCTACTATCAACCTCGCTGTTACTGCTGATGGTGGCCTTACGTTGACTTACCAGTGGTTTAAAGACGGCGTTGCTATCCCTGGTCGCACTTCTGCGTCCTTCAGCAAGGCTAACGCCACCACTGAGGATTCTGGCGTATACCACGTAGTAGTGACCTCTGCGAACAATAATGGGCCTAAGACTGTTAAGTCTTCAAACTGTACCGTAACTATCGACCCAGCTATGGATGGCTAACATGGAGGGCCGGGGTAACACCCGGCATTTACTATGAGCGTGAAGCAAAAGGTTGCACTCGGTTCTATTGCCGCTGTGCTTTCTGTAATCTCTACCCTGTACCCAAATGAGCTGAAGACCAGTGAACGTGGGTTACAGCATATAGCCCAATGGGAACAGTACGGCACCCGGACATATCTGGATAGCATTGGAGTACCGACCATTGGACTAGGTGCTACCAGATGGCTCGACGGGAAGCCTCCTAAACCGGGCCAGACGGCTGATAAGTTTGAAGCAGCCCAACTATACATCCGTGACGTTAAGGTTGCTGAGAAGTGCGTTATGGAACGCCTGGACGGTGCTTTGATGCCACAGTCGGTCTTTGATGCTTCAGTATCCCTGATTCACAATACCGGGTGTGCCGGGGCCACCTATAACCGTAAGCGTAATGCCAAGACCAACCTCCGGCTCCAAGCTGAGGCTCACAACTGGAAGCAAGTCTGCTACCGTATGGGTGACTTCATCTACGCTGGTGGTGTGGTTTCCAAAGGTCTGGTTAACCGCCGCGCTGACGACCAGAAGCTATGCCTGGAGGACTTATGAAAGATATCTGGAAACGTGTAGCCGTAATCGCAGCAGGGGCCGCTGTGCTGTCTTCTCTGCTGTTCCTGGTACACTTCTATAAGGATAAGGCTGATACGGCCACAGAGCGGCTCCAGGGCGTTACCACGGAGCTAACTGAGACTCGTGATGCCTATGACCGATACGTTAACGAGCAGAGCCTCATCCGGGATATCCTGGCTGCTGGTGCTGCGGCTAAGCAGGCCTCAAAGGAGAAGACTGATGATGCCATTACGAAACACAAGGCTTCCGGTACTCGTGTCACTGTTAGCGATGCTGACGCTGACCTCCTGTACCAGAGAAGTCGTGAAGTACGAGAGAGTGCCGCTGGTTCTATCCAGTGAGGTTACCGACCCTGTTAAGCCTCCGCTGTTCCAGAAGGATACCGACCTGGTTGAGTACGCCTTGCAGCTCCTGGGTGATATCGAGCAGATGAACCAAGACCGGGCTACTGTGCGGAAAGCTGTGGATACCCACAACGGTACTTCTGTGGTTCACCCTGTGCGTTAACTCTGTGCTGGGCCGTCGGTGAGTGTATACCTGCGGCCCAAATATGGTATAGAAATGCGAGAGGGTAGCGACCCAGCGACCGCCGCGTAACTCCCCCGTATACCACCCTCGGAACCTCCTGGGTAACCGGGTATCCCAGCCCGGATTAACCCATTGCGGAACCAGTGAGCTTAACCAGTGGGTTACTGTGGGTTATCTGGTTAGCCTGCATCGTGTCAGCCGGATACAGTCGGACGGTTACAGTGTCGGGTTATCGTAGGGTTAGCCTGTGGGTTATCTCCTCTGCCGTGTTAACTTGAGAGTAACTATACCGGGTAACCGGGTGAGTGTCAACAGGGTAAAGCAAATATTTATCCAGTGGGTTAATCATTGGTTGTAACCGGGTAGGCAGGCGGGCTATCTGTATCTATTGCTAACCCTGCAACAATCAGCAT